CACAAGATAGTTGCAAACAAAAAAACTATCAACTACACTCGACAACACACCCGTCGGGAAGACGGCAAACAAACAGTAATCTTCACGGCTGTACACCACTTGCAAGGTGCGGGGCATTAACACCAGGGAACTGGGGTAGACCTTCATGTCATGTGAAGGAGCAGCGAACTAACGTCAACTAGTAGAATCATGGTGTCGGCTAAAAATCTTGGCTTACGGCTACCAACCCTCAGGGGTGAAACGTGGGGGGAAGCAAACACCCATCTCGGCTGTCAACCCAAAAACAACTGGCGCGCCGCAAGCGGCTTGCCCACAACAAAACACAAACCAACCCACAAAAAACCCACACCCCCCGCCACCAAAAATACTCTCAACAACCCATCTTTTTTTTGCCGTTTTTTTCTAGAGTGTGAATATTGAAAACGCATATATCTATGTATGTGGGTGGGGTCTCGCGGCATATGCCCCAGTTTGTGCGCTTGTGTTTGTGTGTTTGTGCTTGTGTGCTTGTGTTTTCTTGAACATATGTTCGCCAAACAAGTGTTCTCCCCACAGAGAGTAGCCATCTCGCCACAAAAAAAACAACCCCACAGCCATAGAAGTAATTATTTGTAAGGCTCGCCTAACATCTTTTGGCTTGCTCAACTTGTTTTGGTTTTGTTAGGTTGCCCTTACAGTGTGTCAAGTGTCATAAAAGATTTTTTGTGTTTGGTGGTTGCAATGGGGTCGTTTTACCCCTATGCTTGTAGGTGTAAGGATATAAACCATATAAACAAAGGGGAATTGAATGAATCAAAGAATTCGAGTTCCAAAGAGGTTCATCGAGGACCATTCGAGCCGTGACTTGCTCGACCTCGACGCTGTGAAAGTCGGCGAAACTAAAACGCATTACTTCGTCGAGTTGTCGAAGGAACAGGCTTTCGAGTTGTGGAGCGATGCGAACCACTACAGTTGCAAAGAGATGGCGGGCGAGTACATCGAGTCATGCGGGCTCGGCTTTGTGTCGAGTGCTCGAGCAACGAGGCAGGCGCTCGACGGTTTCATTTTTGAGGGGTAATTAGACCGAAACCCCGCAAGGGGTCTGAGAGTTTCTCTCTCACTGACGAGGTCAGAAAACTAGAAAAGGGGCAAGCAATGACTAGGAAAGATTATCAATTAATCGCTTCGGTGATTAAAAAACATAGGGACGCAAGCGCAACGGCTAAAGCCGAGTTCGCCGAGATGATTTATTCATTTAGCGAGTGTCTCGCGTATGACAATATGGCATTCAATAGCGAGAAGTTCGAAGAGGCTTGCGGACTAGATAGCCATTGAGATATCGCCTAGCCTCTCGGGGGTAGTCGCGTCATAGCGACACTAGGCACAAAGTCGCAAGACTGAAGAACATCAACCAAAAGATAGGGGAAAACATGATAGAAGAGCGAAACTTGCTCAACTTTTCAGCCGATATTCTCATTACCGCATACGAAGGCGGGCATTGTGGCATGGCTAGTTGGGTGATATCAGAAGACGGGCTCACATGGGGCTCAGAGAATGGGGACTACGAGTTGGGCGAGAAAATTTCATACGCCTCGGCTACGGTTTACCGTTTAGACGAAGATTCAGAGACAGGCTACAGCGAAAACCCGTTAAAAATCGACGGGAAACTTATTGCCGAATTTGTAGCGAAAGTTGGCAAGGGAGAATTTAGCCAAGAATCTATCCCCGAATACGGAAGAATGAACACCGAGGTGCTCAGTAAGTTGTCAGGGGTCTATCTGGGGCTTTTACCGCCAGAAGACTGCGACCTAGACGCGCTAGACGCTGACAGTATCGTGCAGATGGTGCTACTCGGTGAGGTGGTCTACGGTTAGCAGATATCCCCTAGCGCTTAAGGCGTGCCGATTCAATTCGGACTAGGGACTAGCGACACAATAGTGTCGTGATAACAAAAGAAAAGGGGCAAATAATGGAGCAGTACGCAATAGAAACGGAGACACACAGCGAGAGAACACTCACTCACTTTGTGGTCTACGGTAAGCAACTAGAAGGTAAGCAGGGCGCTTGGACTTCGCTATGCGGGCGTATCGTGCGCGGTACGGTATGGCAAGCGGGCACGGTCGAAGGCGGAAGGTGCAAGCAATGTGCCACAAAACAAGTATGGTGGCAGAACTTTGAAGACCAAAGAACACAAAGGCAACAAAGGAGCGCGTCATGATAGTGGACGATAATTTCGCGGGAATAGTAATGCTCGCACTAGTCGGGGTTATCTACCTCGCGTATAAAGTCGGCGAGTATGTCGGCGGAATGACACAGCAACAAAAGAAGGGCAAGCAATGAATCAATATAAATGGGAAAAGCAAAAATCTAAATCTGTTTATTACTGGACTAAAGAGAAGGGCTGGGTTTTAAAGTCAAACACAGAAGACCGTTGGACAATTAAAGTACAACAAGAAAAGGGCAAGCAATGACCAGCGCAGAAGAACTCAAGCAGAACATAGGCAAGACTGCAATGCTCACAGTATCGGGCTCGCCGTTGAGGTTTGCGGTCTTAATACTTGACGCACGCTCGCGCTATGGTCATCTCGATTACAAGGTGACGCCTGTATCGGGTGACGGTGAGACTTGGCACGCTGACTGCAATGTCACGCTACTTGACAAGACTAACTAAGTGTAGTACAGTAAAACATATCAACATAGAAAAGGGGAATAAATGCTAGTAAAAATTACAGGGACAGACAGACTAGATGGTTACGACCAAAGGCAACACCTATGCGTAACTGTCGAATCACCAAAAGCAAAAGGTGCACTAAGGGTGCACACCATGAGCACGGCAGACAGGCTACGAGTGGAGGGTACTCTCACATTGAACGGGAGCACCCGCACAATGCACGCAGGACACGCCGTAAAAAATAACGGGGTATGGGTAGGCGAGGCAAATAACTATTCGTGGACTTTCGAAAGCGGAGCACCCTCAGATAAGGCGATAGCCCTAGCAAATCAGGTAATCGCGGAAGTGTGCAGGGTAGCAGAGAGCGAGCCAGCATTCAATTGGGAGATGATGAACTGCGAAAAGTATTATTTGGAAATAGATTTAGAACGAGCACAGGAGAAGATAGAAGCATTAAAACTAGAAACTCTCGCACAACAAACCCTTATTGCCGAACTTGAGCAAAAGATAAGGAGTTACTAATGCCACGCACAAAACAACTAAACATGAAAGCGATACTAAAAGCATACGAAGCAGAAGCGAAACGAGCAGAACGAAACGCCAAAGCGTACAGGAGCGACGCGCTCGGGCAATACTGGCTTGAGCACGCTTGCAAAGTTAGACAATATAAACAACTAGCAGAACGGGAGACAGCACAATGAGACTATCTACAATGAATGTCTTAAGACAGTGTTTTGATTGCGCTCAATACCGTTACGAGGTTTATTGTGACCCGATAGATGGCTCATACTTTTGTGAGCAATGCCATGACGAGCGAGTAAAAGAAGGCGAGGAGGTGAATAGTGATGAATGAAGTATTTAGTGTGCTTGTTTTCGTTGGGGTTTGCCTGTTATGGGTTACACCTTTTGCGATTAGTAGTTGGAAGCAGGTGCGAAGGGAGCGAAGCAAAGCGAATCACCCGACAGCACGAAAGAGTTAAGCGAACATATGTTTGTGTTAGGTTAGCCTTACATTGTGAATGTGTTCACAAGCGTACAGGTGTTGGGTTTGAGGGTGTGACATATTTCACAAAGATTGTACTTGACAAGGGTAACTAAGTGTGATACGGTATAGATACAACTTACGAAAGGGGAACGGGGGTGAATATGAAAACGGAAGGCACACGAGTTACCTATACAGATATTTCGGGCAACTTAATTAGTGGCGTTGTCGAGGGTTACGACTCTCATATGCGTTACATGATTAAACGAGATAACACGAGCGTCTACGAAGGGTTAGCAATTGTAGACGAGTCACGGATAGTGGAGTAAGTAGGCAGGGTGGCTGGCAGACATCGGGGTTCGAGTCCCCGACACCCACAAGGTCGTAAGACCGACACACAACAACAACGAAAGGGGAAAGCATGAAAGGTATATGCGAAGGTTGCTACGACCACAGCATAATCAAACAGGATAAATGGGGTAATTGGAATTGCGAGTTATGCGACCCAAAACTCTTTGAAGAAGAAGCCAAACTAGTAAATAGAAACGGCAAAGTTTATATGACTGGCTCAGTCATAAACGAAATGTTATAAACAAACAACAACGAAGGGAAACAAATGAAAGCATTAGAGACAGTCAAACTAATCGAGGTCACACTCGTACTATCCATAGAAACCTACGGCGTAGAACAAATGTTTTGTGGCATGGACTACCTCGTGGTGCAAGACGAAGCACAGGTGCTCGGCTGGTCAGAGCGTGAACTGCAAGTCACACCAAAAGAAGGCGAGTAACAAAATGAAACTGAAGCAACGCACAATGTCTTTCGAAACTTGGTGCAGGTTCAACGACCTAGACCCAGCAGACCTAGACACAAACTACATCACATACCTAAACTGGAAAGAGGAGCAATGCAAGACACAGCAATAATGGCAATAGCAGACAGCGAACTCGCGTTACTGCAAGCCTTCACACAAGGCTACATAAATGCGCTCGTCGCACACGACAAAGCATACGAAGGGATGGATGAGTTCTACTGCTTCAATGACAAGTGGGACATCAACATCCATTCAGTCGGAAACAAACCAAGAACGATATACGCAGTCGCCTATCCGCAGACGATAGACGCAGACGGATATCTGTCCACCGATACATCTCATTGGGTTGAGGTAGGTCAGTATGACATGAACGGCACACCGAAACGAAAGGTAACACAATGAACAAGCAACCAATTGGTTTAATGATTAACAGCGAATCAGCAGTTTGTTTAACTTGCGGTGAACATCACTATGACCACGAACTCGTAGACCGAATACAACCCATCTATTCAGATGGATACCCCGACGGGTTTACCTGTGTTGATTGTTGCGAAGTTATACAACCACTATTAGAGGAGACAGCACAATGAAACAACAACCAACAGTCCACCACTACATCCTGACCTACGACGCAGACAACCAACTGTGGTATCACGATGTCGAAACTGAACGAGAGAAGTTCCCCGACGGTGCAACCATGAACCTAGACACAGGCGAGACCTACTGGGGTTACCTCGGTGACGGCGAGTACGCACCGAACGAATCAGAACTAAACGAGCAGATAGTCCGAGCAGTCCGACAACTTAATCAAAACAATCGTGAAGTACCATTCACGGTAGAAGACTTTGAAGACTACAAAATTGCCGAAATAGACGACGAAACTGACCGCACCCACATACCATACCCACCTGTTTGAAACGCTCTAATGCGCTCCTAATGCGTGTTATTTTCACGAAAGACCACAATGACCCACAAACTAATCAAGTTCATAGCGACACGCCCATCAGTAGAAATCTTGCTGGAAATCAAACAGCGACTACTGCCACGCAACACGCAACCGAACTACACACACCCCACCTACCACTACATCGTCGCGAAGATGGCAGGCAACCAGCCTGTCGCCTACTGGAAAGGCTCAGGACACGGAACGAATGCGTGCTGGACTAAACGAAAAGACCTAGCACACCAATACGCAACCGAACATCAAGCACACCGAGACACCGAAGCCTGCGACCTGTCATATCGACACAACTACCAGATACAGTTGGTTAAATAATCTGCTAGCATAAAGTTTGGATTTGCCCTGCTCCGCAGGTATCCCCTTCCCTAGCGTCGTAGCGGGGCAAGTCCATTTAACTTACCGCCCGTACCACCATGACGACGGTACTCTCGCTCTCTCGGGGTTTTACCACCCCACACACCGTACCTTCTTATGTCATTCGTTTCGCATTCCATAGCGTAAGCCAAACATTTTTCAGCGACAGGGCAACGCTCACAAATCTTCACCGCTTCATCATAGATACCAGCAGTAGACACACCGACAGCAGTCTCAGGGAAAAAGATGGTGGTTTTCATTCCGCGACACAGCGCGTCATCGAACCAATCTAAATGTTTAAGGTCAATCATGTTTAAATCTTTCCAAGTTCGCTGTATGTATTTCGGACTTCAGTTGCTCTATCAACGCTTTCAGACTTGATATTTCGTCAAGTAAATTGTTTATGATTTCTTCAGTCTTCTTCTGAGTCATCTAACTTATCTCCACATACGGGCTTAACTGGCAACAATTGTTTAGGCAAACATGAACACAGTCTTGCTTTCATTGTCTTTCCTTAGCATGGTGAACCATTGACAGGCAACCGATGTAGCCTGCTGTGTCTACGATACTGTCGTGATGCCATCCGCCGTCAGCGATTGCTGTCCTAAGACGCGACAGTTTAACTGCGACCATGAACATGACTGCTTGTTCTACTGTGAGCGACACGCCTGTCATGCCTTCAAAGATGTCGCGTGCCTGTGTGTAGTCTTCTAATGGGTGGGCGTACTGTGCTTGTCTTGCGCCTGTGATTAGCGAGTGTGCTTCCAATAGTATTTCTGAGCCGTTGCAGTTTTCAATCATGGTTAGGGTTTCTCCATATCGCTGGCGAGTAATTCAGTTCTATTGCGTCTTTGTGTGCTGGGCTTTCGTAACAGCGCATGATGTGAAGGCATGGGTCTGAGCCGTCTTCGAATTCTGCGTCTTCTGTTATAGAAGTTGGTAGCCCGTCGTGTGTGTAGCAGACGGGTGGTGAAACCCATCCGCTACGCATACCGATTTCTAACCATTGCTCGAAATCTAATTCGGTTATCTCCATTAGAACGCTTCTTCTTCTTGCAAGAAACCAATCTTACCGAAATCGTTCTGTGCTTTCGCTACAACCTGCACCGTTTTATCTGCCATAACTGGGTTGAAACGGCAAGTCAAACCGATTTCGTCGGCAAGAATTTTGCTGGATGTTTTCTTCTGCCCATCTTTCTCATAGGTTGAGATGTCTAGTTTGCCTGCAACAATTACTCGGCTACCTTTTTCAATGGATGCCGCGGCGTACTCTGCCATCTGTCCGAAGACTGTGACATTGTGCCAGACGGTAACTTTCTTGTCGTCTTTACCGCTTGTTGTAGCAACTGTGAATGTGCCCACAGCCATCCCGCTTTGCGAGAATTTCAGTTCGACAGGTTTACCTGCGTTCCCTACGATTGTTATGTTATTCATTTAGATACCTCTTTCATTGGTTGGATTATTGGTTCTCTTTTGTTAGAGACTTTGTTGTCGCACAGATGCAACGGGGGTTCAGACAAGCGAACATAGGTGGTTAAGGTCATATCGCAACGGTCACAGAACCATCGGGTTTGTTTACTTCCCTTCATACAGCCACTATATCAGGGGCGTTTAATAGCCCACGGTCCCCAGCCGTAGCCGTGTTTATCTACACCGTACTGGTAGATGACCAGCCCTGCCGTAAGACAGACACGAGGGTTGTAGAGGTCATCGACGTGGGTTAGGACACCTTTGTCGCGAAGCCATCGTGTCCATGACCCGTTGATTTGGATGAGACAACGGCTACCACCGTTAGGGTCAGTCGGGTTGAACGCTTTGATTTGCCCCCGTGATTCTCTGTGTATCACATAATCTAATATCATCATCTGGTCTTCAGCCCATCCAACTTGCCGTGCCATGTCCCACCATTCTGGGTGGCGGGCTTCGGCTGGTATCGGCGGTTGAGGTATTGTCTCCCTTGCTTGGTAATTGACTGCTTGCATTGCTTGTATCGGTTTAGGTGGTGGGGCTTTCGCTGTTGAGACAGACCCCCCAAAGAACAGTAACCCTGTCACGGTGGCAAGTATATGTTTAATCATTAATCCTCTAGTCGTAGGTGGATACGGTCATCAACTCGTTTACCTCTGTTGGGTATATGAGAAATCCTTTCGCTGGATTGTCGGAGTTGGGTGCGGCGATTTTAATTTGGAGTTTGTTTTTGTTTGCTCTCAAATATCTTTTTAATCTGCCGAGTTCTATTATACAGAAAGCGTTGGGTGCAAACATGTACACCCA